CGCCAGAACTTTCAGCACCACCACCGCCGCCGCCAGCATAAAAAGTCCCAAGCGATTGCCAGTTCAAACCAACACCACCAACACCAGCGGAAGAGCCGCCAATATTTCCGCCGACTGCCCCAGCGCCACCGCCGCCACCACCACAAGTTTTACCAGAACCAAGTGGTGAACCAGAACCACCAGTATTTCCTTGCCCAGAAGTTGCAGCGCCACCAGCCCCAGTATTGCCACCAGCGCCAAGAATACAACCGCCACCACCAGAGCCTCCAGCTACACCCGCAGTCCATGTTGTGGCATTTGTATACGCACCGCCAGCGCCGCCACCTATGGCAGTTTGGCTAAGTGCTGTTGTGTTAACACCATTTGTGCCATACGCATCAGAAGCGGTTCCAGTACCTCCAGCACCAATAACAATTGAATAAGCAGTTGAAGGAGAGACGCTTGCAGTAGAAGCTAAATATCCACCCGCGCCACCACCACCGCCATAGTTATTTCCGCCAGAACCGCCACCAGCAACAATTAAATAGTCTACTGAATAGTTTGGAAAATTTGCCATTGGAACCCATGCGGAGGTTGCTGTGTCGTACCACTCCGGATAGCCAAGAGAAGTATTCATGCGGGTCATGCCGTTGGCCGGAGTGCCGGGACGCTGGGCAGTCGTTCCCACAGGTATGGTCAAAGCGCCAGTCGAGTCAACGCTAACCCCACTAGCTTGGCCGCTAATGGTGTTTGTTCCGGATCCGCCACTTATTGTTATTGCCATAGCATTACCTTAAATGGTTACTTCAACCCAAGAAGTTGTAGCCTCATCCCAAGTGTATTTTTTGTCATCAATTGGATATGCAACAGGCGCATTCCACTGGCAAGTTGTTTCGTTTAAAACCCATGAAGCATATGGCTTGGGCGCAATAAACGCATCACGAGTTGAGTCGTATGTAAAACCAATGCCAGCGTAGTTTTTACGCATATTGCCGTTGTAGCTAGTTTGTAGCCAAACACCACCTAACAAATCGTGACAAAACTTAGCGCCAATTGTTTCTGATTCAGCGCCATGCTGATCTTTGCAATCGTCATTGCTTACGACAATAACGCGCAACACCGTGTTGTTTAATCCAATTTCTGCAAAATGTGCCATGTCTACCTCAATCTTTATTGAACCAAAACCCAAGATACTGTGGCTTCATCCCACCTGTACTTATGACCATCTTGAGGGCAAGTTACAGGCGCATACCATAAATGTTCAGTCTGGTTGTACACCCAAGAAGGAAAAGGTTGAGGGGGTATAAACGCATCAGTCTGGCTGTTATAAACATAGCCAACACCGGGAAAGCATTGGCGTATTGAGCCATCTTCCGCGCACCGCAACCATGTACCGCCATATTCTCGGTACAGCCAGTCACTATCTTTGGTATCTACCAAATACAACACATCAGTAACAATATTATTTTCTACTTTTGCGTACCAAGCCATTTTATGTCCTTACGCAGTATATGTGCCAGCGGTTGTAAACGTATGGAGGGTATATCCACCAGAAGAGGTGACTGTCCCGCCAGTACCACGTTGAGCGCCAAGGTATCGAATAATCAAAACGCCCTGAGTCCCTGCTGTGTTTGTAGCGCCGCCGTTGCCATAGCTGCCACGCAAAGCGTTTGATGAGTCGCCGGGTGTTGCGCCCGAACCTGCCGTCAAAGTTGCCGCAGTGACGAAAGATGGATTGAAATAAGCAGAACCGCCACCGCCAGCAGAACCGGGATCATTGTTTGATCCGGCACCCCCGCCCCAGTACCCGCCACCGCCACCGCCAGAACCGCCACCATTAGGTTCGGAACCGGCAGTTCCACCCTGCAAAGCAGACCCAGTCTGTGAGACAGATGAACCGCCAGCCGATTGAGTGCCGCCGCCCCCACCAGCGGAAGCCCCCGCCGCTCCCGCAACACCATTTGTGCCGCCACCCGCCCCGCCAGCAGAACCTTCATAAGCCGAACCGCCACCGCCGCCAGCAGCAAGTCTTGCATTGCCTTGGGAAGCGGAAGTTAGAAAAATTCCAGAATAGCCACCACCTTGACCGCCATAGCCATTAACTCCGGCCGCGCCACCGCCACCGAGAACTGTTGGGCCGGGGCCAGCATTGGCAGCCATAGAAGCGCCCCCACCGCCAATAACTACTGCAAACGCCTGAAGCGGCGTAACATTCATCGTCCCGGTTGCCGCGCCCCCACCGCCACCAGTACCACCAGAACCGCCACCCCCGCCGCCCCAAGCAAACATTTCAACGTTATATGGTGGACTTTGATTAAAAGCGACCCAAGCAGAACTTGTTGTGTCATACCACTCTGGCAATCCAGTAGTTGTATTCAACCTAATCATTCCGTTTGCAGGAGTAGCTGGACGCTGGGCAGTCGTTCCAACAGGTATGGTCAAAGCACCTGTTGCGCTGACAGTGGCCACACCTGAGTCGGGCTGAAGAACTATGTTGCCTGTAGTGTCGCCCGTACTAACCAGCGCCGTAGTTGTAGTTGTTCCTGCGCGAATTGTGCTCATATAACTAACCACCTTTGGCCGGAAGCCACTGTCACAGATTTACCTGATACAACTGTTACGGGGCCGACAGAAAGACCATTAGACCCTGTGCTGATTGTTGTACTCTCAGACACAGTATCGCTTTGCACCATCACACCGTTTGTAGAGCTAACTCCTGCGGGGTAGGCAACAAATACATCTTTTGTGCCAGCAGAAAAACTTAATGCGCTGGGCTGTGTGCCAGAGCTATTAGACAAAACTGTTGTACGCGCAAGCGTAGTTCCAGAAGATGTATACGTGCCAATACCTACTTCCCACTCATTACCAGTCTGTCCAGCAATCGTATAGTAGGTCAGGTTTGCATTACCAATCACAGCAAAAGATTGAAAGCCTGTCGATGCGCCCAAAAGCGTAATAGTGCCCGTACCAGTGGTAGTGGTCGTTTCCTTTACTCGGTCTGCAACAACAAATGTCATGCCGTTTCCTTATGTTTCTGTCTCAACAATCTGCCAATTAGCAGTTTCAGAATTATCTATCAGCGTCCACGCGTATGTTTGGCTATTGTCTATATTTTGCCAGTTTGCGTTCTGGCTGTCATCAATTAACGACCAATAAAATACGCCCAAAGTTCCAACCGCGCCAGATGCTTGAACACCAGTCAAAGCAAATGACTTAGATCCTACTACAGTACCTACCGCGCCAGAGGCTTGAACGCCCGTTAGCGCTATAAGTTTGTCAAAAACTACATTACCAACAGAACCTATAGCTAAAACGCCAGTCTCAGTTGGATTATTAGTTTCTGTAACATCTCCTACTGCGCCAGACGCCTCAACTCCAGTAAGCGACATAAGTTTGGCAAAAACTACGTCACCTACCGCGCCGTTTGCGCTAACTCCAGTTAACGCAATGCTTCTTTCTGCGACTATTACTGTGCCAACATTTCCAATTGCTTCAACGTGTACAAGTCCTGCTTCAACCCCAAGTACACCAATTGCGCCTACATCTCCATATAACTCAACGCCTGTTAGCGCAATGCTTCTCTCTGCAACCGCAACTGTTCCTACCGCGCCAGATGCAGAAACGCCGGTAAGGGAGACTACTACCGCTGCCTGACCCGCAAGCGAGGCAAACGGCGCTTCAGCAAATGCGGATGTTCCAAACATGGCTACTCCGGCAGGTTACCCCGCCAGTCCTATTAGGTTGTAGCCAAACGGATCAAAGCAGTCGAAGTTGTATTCGCTGGCATTGTCAAAGTAAACGTACCAGCGGTAATTGTCTGCGAACCAAAAGTATGAACGCTTACCGCCTTGTCACTTTGTGTTGAGTTATAGATCAACACTGCATCAAACGCTGTAGTTAAAGTTACTGCGGTATATGTGATACTGGCTGAAGGCGTGACAAATGCAACACCCGCAGTAGCAGAAGAATTGGTAGCTGTAGGAGGAGTCGCAAATGTAACTCCAACACCACCCGCAACGTAGCCAGTACCAGTCACTTCGCCTGTACTTGTATATGCAGTAGTACTAGCATTAATTGTGGCAGATGCCAAATACAACGCAGCTTTAAACGTATCAGTTGCGCCGGTCGCACGAACAGGGGCAGTGCCAAAATTATGAGTGGCAGTCATTAGCTCACCCATAAAACTTGTTGTCATTGCTTGAGTATTTGCCATATTAGGCTCCTTAATTAAAAGATGCGGCTTCTACCACAGAACTTACGGATTTCTTTAATTCCACATGAACAGAACGATGAACTAATTCACCTTCATGCCAATACTCAACCCATGTTGTGTGTTCATTGTCATTATCAACGAAGCCTTCTTTTTTCTCAAGCAAAGAATCGTCCATTTCGCCTTTGGTGGTGGTAACAATCAATTTGAACTCCTAATTAATGAAGTGGTTGGGCCGTTGGTTGGCATTGTGATGGTGAACGTGGTTGTTGATGTCTTGTCAGAACCAAAGTCCAGCACGGCCACAGACTTGTTACCCTGTGTGACGTTGTAGATCAAAGCACATCTTGCGGTAATTGCGCCTGTCCAAGAGATGTTTGGAAAGCCCACATAGGCGGTGTATCCAGAAGACGACACCGTGATGGGTGTTAACTGCGCCCCGCCAAGCGAGTACGTACCCGTAGGAGGTACTTCATCAGTTGAACTGTACACAGTTGTGTCTTCGTTTAAATCCGCGCTGGCTGTGTACAGAGCAATCTTGATGACATCCGTAGTCAGGTCATGAATACCTTGGTACAACTGCGCTTTAAAACTGGTGGTCTGGGTTTGGATAATTGACATATCAAGTTACCCTTTGACGGAACTGCCCAGAACGATACGCGTCTTGACGCTCCATACCATCACCCAGACGTTTAGCCAACGCAAGAGCTTCCATGAACTTCTGGTTGTACAACGTCATCATGTCGACCTCACCCTTCATGTAGGTGTATGCCTCAACCAACGATGCGTATAACAACACCGTATCAAAGTTATCGCCCAACCACGTCTGGCCATCTGAATTTGTTACAGTGGCGACTGGAATAGAGAACGCAGAACCAGTGCCACCAATCGTGGAAGCTGCTGCGCTTAACGTGTTTCCAACAACGTAACCTGTACCGCCCTGCGTCAAAGTAACCGCCGTCACCGCACCGCCAGAAACCACAATGTTTGCAACTGCGCCTGAACCTGCGCCCCCGGTTAGAGGTACGTTTAAGTAGGTGCCGTTAGTGTAAGCACTGCCTCCTGTAATTGCACCAAAAGTGGCTACAGGAGATTGAACAATAGAATCGGGGTAGTAGTAATAATGCAACTCAACTGTGTAATTGGCGTCTGGCTTTGGCCCCAGAATAAACGTCAACTCAGTGGTAATCGTACCGCCATTAACAGTAGGGCCAAACAAAGCGTAGTACTTTGGAAGTCCTGTATCTGTAGCTTTAGGATAAGCTTGGCGAATAAAGTTCACATCTTTGTTCAGCAAGTACTCATAGTTGCCATCGGCGTCAATAACAGCCAGTGAATACGAGGCTAAATAGTCATCAGGTGCGGACAAGTATGTACTGGTGGTAGATACCACGCCCGTCATGTTCTTACGAATAGACGGAAACTGAACCGAGTTGTAAATACGCTGCTCAGCCTGCGTAACGAACACAGGGATATTAGCCACGAAATCTGCTTCCGTGTTCTCCGTGTACGCTTGAATAGCAGAGCTAAGTGCGGCGTAATTCATGCCATTGGGCCTCTTGCCATCACACCTTTAGTCGCAGCGCCTGTGCCGCGAATCTTGATGCCTGACGTTTTAGTGCCGGGGTAAGGATTGCTACGCTCGTTGGCAACACCCATGTTTGCCTTCAACGCTTCCTTGACCGGCATCTCACCAACAATAACGGTTGGTTTTTTAGTGGGTTGCTTATATGTAGCCATGATTAACCTCCACGACCAACAAAGCGCTGGTTCATGATCTTAGCCATGTTGCGGCCATACTTGAGCATATCGCTGTTAGTCTTACCGCCAGCCTTCATTTTTGTCATGGGCTTGCCGGGGTGCATAGCTTTTTCGTGCTTGTGCACAGCCTTGGCTGCGGTCTTTTTGTCTTGGGCTAAATCTTTCTTGTCCATGTTCGACTCCTTATGTCGTTGCAACTGTTACTGTACCAACTTCTACGTTCAAAACCAAGTAATTTAACGTCAAAGCCTCATCAAAATTACTCGACCCACCAACAGGGTTCCAGCCCCACTGATATATCCTACTACCCACAGACGGCAATCCCGCCGCATTTGTGGCCGTGCTATTGGTTAGCGCAATCTGCAAGCCTGTGTTACCAGACTGGTAGTAGCTCAAGTCGGGACGCGGATCACGCACACCCTGCGGATCATCCACTGGGTACATACCCAACTGCAACTGCGGCTGATCTGGATCCCAACAAATATTGCAGACCAAGAGATTGTAGTTCTTAGTCTTGATAATTTCTTTACGTAATTGGTGCAGCTTAAACCGAAACCCACAGCGGTCACATTCCGCAATGGCGTTCTTGCCGGACGAAAACCGATTGCCCATTTAGGTGCCGCTTCCAATGTACATCTGACGGGGCACAAACCTCACGGCTGCTTTCTCTTGGTCTTCGCCTGCGGCGCGATCCCAAGCCTCATCATATTGTTGCTTCAATACGTCCAAACGCTGAAGTCCCTCGGGAACTTTAAGCGCAATGTAGTAAGCCAGACCTGCGGCCAAGCAAGGCACAAAGCGGAACGGCACATCCATGGTCTTAGTGCCGCCACCAGCGTCTTGAATACGGCGCATGCGCCAGTACACGAACTGGTACGTAGTTCCCGCATTGGGGGTTGGCCACACAGTGATGCTGTTCTTTTGAACCAAGCTAATAGCTGTGCCTGCGGTTAACGTAGCGGCAGTCGTGCCGTCCTGTCCACGGCAGCAGTTTAGCAAGTATGCGGGTGTAGCGCCGTCTGCTGGAGTCGTTTCGTTGTAGGCAATCAGCTCTGTACCAATGGTAATAAAACCTGCTGTTGGCACATTT